GTGTCGGCGACGTGTTGGATCAGGCATGTTCTGACCAAGGCGCGGAAAGCAATCGAGACTTCGCATTATGCGTTATTCGATAAGGATGCGGTTGGATCAGCGGTTCCCAAGATCGAGGCGGCAGCGCGCGGTTTGCAAGCCGGCGACATGAGCAAGTACGAGGATTTCGTTTCCAACACGCCTACGCGACGCGAGGGGGCAGTTCAGGTGCTGCAGACGTTGATGCACCCTGGCAATGATGCGATCGGACCGAAGGTGATCGATGTACTGAAAGGTATGGACCCCGCAGCGAGAAAGCAGTTCATCATGGATCTGCCACCGGAGGCATTGGCTCGAGCGCAGACGATCGCCGAATCTGCCGCCACGCCGATGCCGAAGTCCGGCAATCTTTTGGGCGAAGCCTATCAACAGGCCAAATCGAGAACATTACCTGTCGTCGCAGCGGAGGCGCTTGGATCAATGGCGGGTGTGCCAGGACTGGTGACCGCTGGCATTACCGCCGCTGCGCTGAAGAAAGCCGCCAGCGTGCATCACAATGCGTTGTTAGCGGCGGCTAAAGCCAAGCAGGCCGCGCGATGATCTTCGCCGCGTTGTTTCTGCTTTCGCTCGCGATCTACTCAATTTTGACGGATGACCCGGCATGATATTTTTCTCTCCGCGCTATCAGGCGCTCGATCACAACGGCGATCCGCTTCCTGGCGCGAAGCTGCATACCTACCTCGCGGGCACGACGACCACGCTCAAGAATACGTGGTCTGACTATCTGCTGACGACGTTGCATCAAAATCCGGTCGTGGCCGATTCGGCTGGCTACTTCCCCGGCATCTATCTCAGCGGCAACTATTATTTCGTCCTCAATGATTCGACCGATGCGAACATCTGGACGCAGGATCACGTCAATCAGATCTCGGCGTCCGACATCTCATTCGGAAACGGTTCGATCACGGTCGCTCAGAAGCTCGGACAGTTCTTTCATGTCGCCGACTACGGTGCGATCGGTGACGGTGCGACCGACGATACGACTGCGATCAAGAACGCATGTCAGGCGGTGCAGGCGAATGGCGGCGGGACGCTGCTGTTCGATCCGAAAACCTATCTGATCTATCCGACCGGGACGTTCGCCGGCAGTACGATCATCATGAATACATTCGCGTCGTGTCGTGGCGTGCATTTGGATGGACGTGGCGCAATTCTCACGATTCAGGATGTGTTCGCGACGACTGAGCGGCTGTATCTGTTCAAGTTCGACAACTGCGCGCATGTGACGGTTGAGAACTTCTCGACGGTGCAGACCAAGGAAACGGTTATCGGGAACGCGGAAACGCGGGGCCATTGCCCGGTCACCGTCAGTAACTCGACTCACAACGTCATCTGTCGCAACATCGATCAGACGGGGGGGATCATTGGCTTTGTCGCCTCGAGAGTCGCCGCGTCTGAGGCATTGGCGACGTCGTGTTACGAGATCAAGATCTCGAACTGGAATACGGACTTCGTCGCCTATCCGTTGTCCTTCCAATACTCGGGCAACAACGTCGATATCGAGAACTGCAAGGCGATCAACCCCGGCCGGTTCTACTTCCCCTATGGGGTGCGCGGCCACAAGTTGCGCAACTGTTGGGTGGTCGATCCACTGACGTCGCCGACGCTGCATCTGGCGAACTATGTGGGCATTGCCGACTCGGCTTTCCTCGAGAACATCGACGTCGATGTCTCGTTCATCTGTGCGGGAACCACGCAGTCGGACTGGTGTGCGCTCGACTTTGAATCCCCGATCGCGGGTGCCGGTGCCTATCCCGCCTACATCCGCAACATCAATCTGAAACTGAATGGCGTGTTCCCGGCCGGTGCCAACCAGCACATCATGTTTTCGATCATCAAGAAGGTGGATGGTGGCTCGTACGATACGCAGACGCGCGGGTACTTTGTCGAGAACGTGACGGTTGGCGGCAACGTCCGGCTCGGTCAGGCATCCTCGACGTTGATGAACATCATGTCATCGACCAATACGGGAACCTGGACAACCGGCGAGTTCGTTCGCAACGTCGCGGTGAAGGATCTGGTTGTCACCGGAACGTCGGGCGGCTCGGCGTCGCTGGTTGGCTACAACGCCATCGTCGATGCGATCAAGTTCGAGAATGTCACGTTGCCGGATGGCATTACCTATGACGGGACGGCCCAAAGAGGGACGTTCTACCGCAACAGCCTGATCGGGACGACCTATTATCGCGATGCGCTGGTCGAGAGTTCGTCGGCATCCGCGGTGGTCACGTCGGGTCAGCGGACGATTGTCGAACTTGCCTCGGATGTGGCATCGACCGCATCGACCGCGTTTCAAGATGTAACAGGACTCGCGTGGACTGTCGTGTCCGGTGCCAGCTATCGATTCAAAGCGACCCTGATGTATTACACCTCTGTCGCGACGATCGGTATCCGCGTGTCGATTGCTATTCCATCTGTTACGCACTCGGCGTATCACACTGAAGTATCCGTTGGTGCGGCTAACGGTGCCAACGCCGCGATCACGTTCGAGAACTGGCAGACCGCGGCTGACTCCGGCACGACCTCGGCGGACTCTATGACGACCACCGGCGGCAACCTCTGCACGATCGAAGGGATCATCAAGCCCTCTGCGGGAGGCGTGCTGCAGATCCGATTCGCCCCCGAAACAGCCACGGCGAGTGGTGTCATCATCAAAGCGGGTTCGACACTGGAAGTCTGGTAGTGGACTTTCATGACGGGATCGCCGCCCGGACCGTGTACGGCGAATCCCGCGGTGAGACATCAGAAGGACGACTCGCAGTCGCGCATGTGATCCGCAATCGGCTCAAGACGGGGCGATGGGGCACCACGGTTGCGGCTGTTTGCCTGGCTCCATCGCAGTTCTCGTGCTGGCTCTCGTCCGACCCGAATCGCCGGAAGATGTTGGAACTCGCTGAGGATGATTTCGCGCTGATGTACTGCGCCGAATCGTGGCTCGCGTCGGAGCATCTGCCAGATCCGTCCCTCGGGGCGACGTTCTATCAGGTCGTTGGGACGGGTGCGCGCTGGTCGATCGGCCAGACGCCATTGGTCGTGATTGGGAAACAGGAGTTCTACGGGGGTATCGCGTGATCGCTATTACGTACGGAATGCGGCGCAAGTGGGTCAAGGTCGAGCAGCCGCAACGCAAGATATCGGCTGCCAGTGTCGCCGCTGATGTAGCAATGTTCTTAAAAAGCGGTCACGCTATAACTTACGTTCCTATCGGAGTGACTGGCGAAATGGATGTGGTGAAGGCATCTCGAGAGCGGGCTGCGGTATCCAGACGCAAGCGGCCCATGCCCTCGGGTTCGACCAAACATGCGCGTCCCCCAACGGTCTATTGATGGGTGACGACTATTGGCATGTTTCAGACGACCCTTCTGCAGATCGCGACGGCAAGCCGGACACCGATTTGCTGAGCGACATACTGCGTGATCTCACAGAACAATGCATTGAACGTGATCAGACGCAACGGGCGATCGATGCGTTAGATCCTCTCGTCCACCCGCCTCAGACTGACGCCGACCGTGGCAAACGCAATCTTGGCCGTCAGTTCTAACCGTCCGCTCGGCCCGCATTGGGTTGTTCAACAGCTCCCTCCTGTTGCCAGTGCGGTGCCGAGTCTCGAGGTGGCAAACAGGGGTCAATGAGAGTAAAACTGAATGATAGAACTCGATGAGACTCCGGCTGGAAAACGCTTGGTGGCTATCACGCTCAGCGAGAAAACGACTTTTGGGGTCACCCTCGGTCTGTTAGCCGCCGTCGTGATCGGTCTGTATGGCGCGGGTTGGCAATTGCGCGGCTATGCGGTGAAGATCGAAGAGAACTCGATTGCGCTCGAGGCGAATACCAAGGCGGTCAACGCACAAATCAGACAACTGATCGAAGTCCAGCAAGCCGACAATGATCGCCTACGCACCCTCGAGAACGCCGTACTCGTCCTGACTACCGAGTCGAATGTGAATGCCGGCCGCGGTCATCTGTTGATGTTCGACAACAAAGACGAAGCCAAATCCCGCAAATGAGTGAGACGGTCGAAGATATCGAGAAAATCCGCGTCTCGCTTGCCACCGTTGCGAAATGGGTGACCAGCGCAATCAGTGTCGCGATTACGGTGTTCTTTGCATGGCGGCAGATCGATCAGCGGCTGTCGGAGATGGAAAAGAATCTCTCTAACATGCAGATGGAGATCCGCGGCGATGTCGATCGCACGTTAGACCGCGTGCACAATCTCGAAGATCATGTGCAATGGCGGCATGAGTAAACAAGTCATGGAAGCTACGCTATACTGATTTCATGCGCATCGATCTTTACATACACAACGAAGATGATGCGGCATTCAGGCTCTACGTTCGACAATCACTGGAGACTCTCATGGCTAGCAATGCAGAACTGCAAGCGGATCTCGAAGCGGTCACGGCGCAAGTCGCTAAGATCGGTACGGAAACCTCAGCCACGTTGCAGAAAGTCACCGATTTGGAAGCTGCGCTCGCTGCTGCGGGTGGCACTACTCCCGAAGTCGATGCGGCGATGGTTGCACTGAAAGCGCAGGTCAAACTCGTCGATGACATGGTCCCCGACCCCCAGGCGTAAGCGGCCTATTTCCCGCTAATAGTTTCTGGAATAGCCGGATCGACAAGGCTCCTCTCCATCCGACGCGGGTGGTGGACGTGAACATGCACGGGGGCCATAGCCTCCATGCGGATTTCGGCACGGTGTACAACGGCAAGCCGAATGGGATTCCGGTGAACCATGTCGGTAACTCGACGCCGCGCAAGGTGGTCACATATCACACGCCTAACTATGCGGATGAGTCGGACCCAATGCCGGCCCAAGGGTTGCCGATTCCTGATGACGTGAAGATCGAGGCATGGCCGGATACGGGTGACGGTGCTGACCACCACATGCTGTTGCTCGATGCGGACAATCATCTGCTGCACGAACTGTATTCGATTCGGCTCGAGGCGGATGGCTCTTACTCGACGGGCGTCCATGCGCAATGGGATCTAACCTCTAACGCTCTAAGACCGAATGGGTGGACCTCTGCTGACGTCGCGGGACTTCCCATTACGCCGCTCTTGGTGAGATACGATGAAGCCGCGGCTGGTTTGATTCCGCATGCCATTCGGTTCTGTCTCGACTTATCGAAAGGACAGGTCTGGCCGGCAAGACATCCCGGTACTTCAGGGGGTGACTTGAGTCCGCCTATGGGCACTCGGGTGCGATTGAAGGCGGCGTTTGATATCGATCAGGGACACTGGCCGATCTCGGACAGCAACGGCAATGTGACGGGTTATTACGACGCCGTGTTATCGCCGATCTGTCACACTATCCTGCAGTGCATGAAGGATTACGGACTGATCCTGGCTGACCATGCAGGGGACTGGTTTTTCGAGGGGGAACCGGACCCGCGATGGAATGACGATGAACTGCATCTATTCGGTGTCATTCCCGCAATGGCGTTTGAAGTGTTCGATAACGAAGCGTTGATGGTTGACCCGGATTCAATGGAAACAAAGGAGACCTGACGATGGAGAGTAAAGACTGGTGGATGAGCAAGACGATCTGGACGGGCCTTGTGACGTCGCTGGTGGCGATCGCCACAGGTGTGGGGGTCAAACTCGACTGGCTGACACCTGAAATGCAGGGGTCCATCGTCACTTCGTTGATGGCGGTTGCCGGCGTCGTTGTCGTCATTCTGCGTAAGAACAGCAATACGGCGATCAAATGATGGTCTGGCTGTTCGCCGGGTTCTGCGTGGTCATCGTCCTGATGATCTACAGGGCGTACAGCGCGGGGCGTGGGGCGGGTTCAGTGGCATCCTTGGCAAAGGGGCAGGGTGATGTACTCGACGCTGTTACGAAGGCGGATGCGGTCAGGGTGGCTGTTGCTCGTGAGCCTACTCCTATGGAGCTGCTGCGCCAGAAATGGAGTCGAGAATCCGTATTGCCGGATCAGCCAACCGATCCTGATCAGCCAAAAGGATGAGATGAGCGACGAGACGGCGCGGCAGATTCTCACTCACAACGAGACTTGGGAAGCCATTTGCAGCCCTATTCACAGCGCACCAAAGACGCCGTGATGGCGGTGGTACGTGACCGAGACGGCATCGATCGCCGGATCGTTGAACTCCGATCGGAACTGCATGAGTTACTGTCGGTGCGACTGACGGATGTGCAGATCGCCGAGAAACATGGGTTGTCACATGCGACGATTTCTTACTGGATCAATGGGAGATAGAAATGCCGCTCGAGAAAGGTTCAAGCAAAAATGTCGTATCAAAGAACATCGAGAAATTGGTCAAGGAAGGACGGCCCCAACGCCAGGCGGTTGCGATCGCCCTCAACGAGGCTCGGGCGCCACGCCGACCGAAGTAGTCTCCCGCTCTTTCAGCATCGCGTCAGCGAATCGGTATGCGATTTGGGCTACGGTAGCCGGCATCTCGTCAATATCGTCTAACGAAGCGAATCGGATGGCTCTCGCCGCGAAGTAGTCCCGCAGCGATAGCTGATGAACATAGATTCGATAGCCTTCCGGCGTCTCATACGGTTCTATTGGTTGTTCCATTCCTTTCCCTCCGTAGTAGCCCGTCCGTAACATCTCCCGCAACGCATCTAGTTCTTGGGTGAGAGATGCGACTTGCGCCTGATATTGTCGAATCACGTCAGCATCAAGAGCGGTGTGTTCCGCCTGTGCCGCTACCTCTGCACGTAGGCCATCTAACTCTTGGGCTAGTGTGGCTATATGTTTTCGATAGGCGATCAACATCTCTGCGTCTGGTTCACATAGCTGCGGGTTCTTGCATCGTTCTAGCTCTTGGGTCAGAGATGCGACTTGGGCGGCGTGTTCTTTGTATAGACGATCAATCCGGTATTCGTATTTTTCGCGCTGGTCGTTCATTGCATGGTCGTCGGCAATTCTCGCGTCATACATGCCCTGCCATTGCTCGCGATAGCGCTCCAACTTCGCGTTCTCTTTCGCCTGTGCCGCTACCTCTGCACGTAGGCTAGCGATGGTCTTATCCTTCTCGCGAACCGTCTCGGACCAGAAGGCATCGAGTTTGTCTTCATTCGTATCGCTCATTCACTGTCCCTCGGGTTGTGCGTCCCAAATGCTTGTCACAATCGGTTTACGCAACGCGGCCAGCTCTGCGCGTAACACATTCTGCTCGTCAATCAGTTGGAGGTTCTCTGAACGCAGGCACAATGCGCACAGTCCATCCATCCACGCATCTTCGTGCTGCCAGATTGAGTGTCCGCACTTTTTGACATTGCTCATTCACTCAGCCTCGGGTTGTGATAGTGCGATCTTCATCGCGAGAATGACCAACAGCGCGTCAAAGCGGCTGGCGACTGTCAACTTCGTCGGAAACAATCCGAGTCCGCTGTGCATCACGCTGTCGTACTCCTGCACCAACTTTTCTAGGTGGTTGCGCTCCGCGATTGATAGCGGCATCACGTTGTACGGCATCACTCAGCCTCGGGTTGTGATAGATAGGCGACCAACTTTTCGGCGATATTTACTGGCAGCGCAACATAGGCAAATTCTTCCGTGCCATTCGGCCAATGCTTTGATGGGAGCGTCGCGCCGACGCGTCCTCTATCAGCAGTCCGAACCGCCTCAACTAACTCCTTCCGCTTAGCTGCGTCGAGATCGGCGCGGATGTAGCGCGTGCCGTGATGCCCAACCTCTGCTTCAGGCGTCAGTGACACCCACCATTTGTGTTTGTGGTCGAGCCAAATCTCATCCGGCATATCGCTCATTCCTGTCACCAGCGTCCGCGCTTCTGCGGTTCTTCCTTCGCCTCCGGCTTCCACGTATCCAACGCCACGTAGGGCTTACCGGATGATTTACTGATCGCTACCTGCATCCGAATGTAGCCTTTGTCGTCAACGTCCTGCTCATGCAGCCACGACACGAAGTCCTGCGGTCTCACGCTGATCGAACCCAACACCCAGTCTGGTGCGTTCGGGTGCGGCTCGTTGAAGAAGATCCCGCTCGCGAATTTCTTGTCGTTTGCCATTACCAGTCCATCCCTTCTCGTTTAATTGCGGATCGTTGCTTCGAGTCGAACCGTTGCCACAACTGCACCTTCTCCTCGCCACTGAATGCAAACACTGCATCGGTAATGGCTTCCTTGCATTGTTCCTTGTCAATCTGACCATCGTCCAGCCGATTGAGTGCTTGTCGCACCGCCATCTCTGCATCGTCGATGATCGGGTCCGGTGCTCTCTCGACGTTATCCAAAACTGTATCGGAGATGCTGGTCGATCGCTTCTGCTGATGAATTGCGTTCTCCACTTCGTTCGCTGAGGCGTACTCGGTCCCACCATAGCCACACGCAGCCAACGCGCGGCCGATAGCGGAGGTTTCGCAGTTCTCCAAGGCAGATGTCTTATTGATCTGCGACGAGTCCCTACGCTCCTCCGCGTAGCCGGTACCGACGATCAGCATTTGGATTTCACCGCCAGCGCCAATCGCCGGCCTTGCCACTATCGCCTTCATAATCACAACCGCGTCATCGACCGAGTGAATCTGAGTCTCCAACTCCCAATCGGGATGTTCCTTGCGAAACTCAGCCACGCGCAACGCTACCGTCTTGTAAGTCTTGCCGTGAATGTTCACGGTGCCCTCTTTAGAACTCATTTTCATCCCTCGTGTTTTGTCTGAGCCAGTCGCGGGTTCGCTCGATACCTTTTCTCCAGTGGTCAAGTTCCCAGTGGATGTAGTCTCGAGTCCCCCGCTTGTAAAGATTCCCCCGGCGATTGCTTGTAGGAGGCTCGCCACATGCTTGGGGTTCTGCGTCATCTTTCGCCGCTCTCATTGCGAAGCCTCACGGATCGATTCTTCAAGACACGACGCACACAGCCCGCCATCGTCGGCATGACGGCTGCTAGGACGTGCGCCTTTGCATACCTCCATACACCAGGGGCATACGGTCTCGTCATCCTCTAACGAATCCCAAACCGTAATCTGGTCGGCGTCGGGCCAAGGCGTAACGTGAACAATGGAAATCGTCTTACTCATCTTCTTCCTCCAATGCTCGTTCGCGACACTCTGCGCATTCTTCCTCATCGGCCCAGGGCTCGAACTCGTAGCCACAGCCGGCGCATTCCTTCACTTCCCAGGGGACTCGTCCCTCGTTGAACTCGTGCCAGATCGTTGAATGAGTCATTTGCGCCTCCGGTAGACCATCAGGATTGGAATGCCCCAGAAGAGGGTGACCACAGCCAGATCGATCATGGGGTAGTAGGTCATTCTGGAAACCCGAATTTCGGGAGCTGGCGCACCGACTTGTCGAATGCGCCGATCCGTTCTTCCAAAGTCGAGATCCGGCCGGCATGCCAACCCATCGTGAAGAAATGCTCTGCGTCCTCGCGTGGAATGTTCTCCAGTAGCATCTTGCAGAGTTCCGTTTTCTCCTGCTCTGCCCATGCGTCTTGTAGTTTGCTCACTTGCGTTCCTCCATCGATGCCACAATTGCCCCGGCGCAAAGGAACATGGAAGAGAGCACCAGATGCACGTCGGTTCTCAATATCAAATAGAACAAGCACCAAATCGCGGACATCACGCAGCAGAAGATCGTTCCTATCTTTCTGTTGTTCACTTGCCATCCTCCGCTGTCGTGTTCACAGATACCGGCCCCGTTGAATTTGTTATCGGTAGCGGGTTCGATGTCGCAAGGTAATAGCTCTGTGGTTTGATCTTGTTGAAAACGACTGGCTGAATACCGACGCCGATCGTCTGAAGTCTGGCGAGTTCTGCATCAGTCCATTGAGTGCCTTTCAGCCATTCCTCATCCAAAGAACGAGCCTGCTCCATGGTCGACAGCGCCGAGTCTGTCATCGTGGCCACGTTGTTCCAACGCTGGCGCAGCGCCAATTCCGCTGCTGTCGGCACCAACCGCGCCGTCATCCGCTGCGTCGAGTTGATGACTGCGAGTCGTGGGATGCCACTCAGGTTGTGCAACCCGAGATCGATCATGGGGGCGTCGGTTCCCCAGAATGCGTGTCGTCTCATGCTTTCTCCATGTCGTTGATCAACAGGTAAAAATATTCAGGGTTGAACAATGTGCTCGATGCCTCGCCGGCTTCATCCTCGTCTTTGGCGAACAACGTGACGGTGATGTCGGCTATCTTCGCGTCTCCGGCCAAACCGTTGCCGTCGATTTCGTACAACTCACCGCTCACTCTGTACTCGCTCATCGGTTGTGCCCCTCTGCGATGATGTCTGCCAAGTCGCGCTTCGTCTGCCGCTGAACCTGGCGTTGAGCGCTGCGCATCAGGCGTCGCAGCTCAGCCAGCTTTGCGGGGTTCACTCGGTAGATCGGTTCTTTCATTTCTTTTCTCCTTCAATCTGAGAGTGAATCTAGCACCGTCTAGATAGTGTTGTCTAGTGGTGTCTAGAAAGAAGTTGACCTGACGCAATGCGCGTGGGACTATTCGATCTGTCAAGTTGAATGGATAGAGTGAAAATGCAAGAGCGGTCACAAGTCAACGTCGCGATGTCGCACGAGCAACTGATGAAGCTTCGACGGATCGCGAAGGCGAGAGATCAGACTGTCAGCCAGGTCATTCGCAAATGGGTTGATAGGAGCAAATTGAAATGAATCAATCGGAAGAGATCCTGCGTTACCTGCAAAAGCCACATAGGACGTTGACGGCGCTCGAGGCGCTGCAGCGATTCGGTTGTATGCGTCTTGCCCCTCGCGTGCTCGAACTGCGCCGGCAGGGTCATCAGATCAAGTGCACGATGGTGCCGGTAGGTCCGCGACACAAACGAGTAGCGAGGTATTGGCTGACATGAGTGTCAAGGGGCGCTATCCGCCGCTGGTTGGGGATCTTCGCTATATGGCTGTCGCTGAGATGCGTGCACGCGGATGGCTTTTTAGAGAGATTGGAGAATTGTTAGACATTACGCGTGCGCGTGCCAGACAGATGAACAAACGCGCGCTGCGTCTGGGATATAGGCCGAATAAGAGTCGCGAGATAGACGAGGTTCTGGAAGAAAACATCGCGAGGTATTGGCTGACATGAGTTACGAAAAAGCGACATTGAAAGCGTGGATTCTCGAAGAGGCCGCAGGCGAACCGATTCTCGCTGTTGTCATTGGCGAGATGGGGTGGGGCGGCGTCTTTTGTTCCGAGAGAATCGAAGGCTATGACACGCACATTCGCGGCAAAGTCTTGACATGGGAAGCTGCAGAACCATTTTTGTCGTACCAGTTCGATTATGGATTTGGCGCGCCGGAATGCGAGGCTGTCTATGTCTGGACTGAGACCAAGGTCATGTTCGTCACTCAATACGATGGCTCGACCTGTTTGGATTTTGTTCCACGGCATCCGATCGACTGTGATCCCGCGATGCCGGGTGGCTGACATGATCCACGTCGCCGCCTTCTGCCTGATCGTATGGTTCGTGATTGCGAACCTCGATCTGGTGTGGTGGATCGTCAAGATAGTCGGCGTAGCGGCGCTTTTTGTGTGCGGGCTGGTCTTGCTATGGCTGTTGATCATTTTGAAGCATTGAAGGAGGGTCGAATGAGTATTCTGCTTTCGATCGTCGCCTATGCGGCCGGTGCGCTGACTGCCGGCGCGTTCATTGACTGGTGGATGAATCGCGGCGATTGCTATCTGTGTTGGGAGTGCGAAGAGTCGGTGATTCGAGATCGGAGACCGTTGCCGCGAACTCCTCTCTATTTGCTTTGTGCTCGATGTCGTATGCGGCTCGGCCATGAAAAGAAAAACCCGCGTTGACATTGCGTCGCGGCGGGTTCATCTTGAAGCGGTCGAACTGTGTCAGCAGCACGACTTCAAGCAAGTTTATCCCCCTGCTGCCAAAGTTGCAAAAACCTGTGAAAGCTAGCCTGCTCTCGAGGCGAAATACTCTCAGGCGAACCACCCGAGTTCTCGACAATCGGTATCAGGCTCTGACCTACCGCCGTCACCCTGACCCCTCTAACTGGGATATGAAGTACCCTTCTCGTGCCCCGCCAAGTGGGCCTACCAGAGGGGGAAAAGGCGGAGTATTCACCAAAATAGGGAGAGAGTAGAGATGGGAAGACGTCTCACAGAGGAAGAGAAAGCATTCATCCGTGAATCGAAATGGCCGGTTTATGTCACTCGGGAGAACTTCATGGCGAAATTCGGATGGCTAACGTCGGAAACGACCCTCAAGCGCCTAATGACATTGAAAACGAAAAAAAAGGGTATTTGGAAATATGGCGGCGAAATCGATGGGGCGGGCGACCGACATTGCAGATATGAGATGGCCCGACAGGATAAGTTGCGTGGGATGAGCGAGGCGGATGACTGGCGGAAGTCGCACCGATGATTCTGAACGATGGGACGCAATGGGAACCTAATGCGATAGAATTAACGTCATGGACGGCCGCATATCCTGGTATCGACGTGAAAAGTCAGATCAATCAGATCGCCGCATGGTGCTTATCGAACCCTAAGAACCGGAAAACGCCGGGTGGGGTTTCACGCTTCGTGAATTCCTGGTTGGCTCGAGCGCAGGATCAGTCAGGGAAGAACTCCAAACAGCCTGACGCGATCCCGCAACGGCGGGAACTCGATGACTATGGGAACTTCATGTGCCACTGGCGGTTAGGGGAGCGGATGATCGAGGCGTTGTGGAATGAAGCCCCATTCGAGGCGCCAGACGGTCTGGCAGGCTATCAGCCGCGTTTTAACCTGAGGGGCATGTGTGAGTCGCTGGTACGCCAGGAAACGTCCCTAAGCGCTTGCTATGGCGGTTTCAATGCGACGTTGCAGAAGCATTGGAACGCGGTCGCGTCGAAGTGACGTTGGCGATCGATCTCTTTTGCGGTCTCGGTGGCTGGACTGAGGGTTTACTCGCTGAAGGTTACGATGTGATCGGGTTCGACATCGAAAAGCATGAGTACGGCGACCACAAATACCCGGCGCAGTTGGTGATTCAGGACGTGCTGACACTGCATGGCTCGCAGTTCAAGACCGCGGCGCTGGTTGTCGCGAGTCCCCCGTGTCAGGCATACAGCTACAGAGCGATGCCATGGAAGCGGGCCAAGGCGCTGCCGCCACCGGATAACACCTTGTTCGAGTCGTGTTTTCGGATTCAGCGTGAGGCTATCGAGGCTGCGGGTCATTTCATTCCGCTGGTGGTTGAGAACGTAAGGGGGGCACAGCCTTGGGTGGGGCGAAGTCGATGGAATTTCGGCTCATTCCATTTATGGGGTGACGTGCCGGCGTTGATGCCGATTGTTTCGGCGAGAAAGAACACAGGCGGTTCATGGTTCAACGTTGCGCACAACACGACGAGTGGGAAGGGTAAAAATCCAGACGGGCGCAAACAGCCGGGAATCGGTGGACAGCGCACCAACGGCAAGGGAGATTCATGGTTCCAGGACGGCGCGGCAAGTCATGGCTCTAAGTCATCCGCCCGCAAAGCCGCAAGCGCAATGATTGCCAAAATTCCATTCGCGCTGTCATCGCATATAGCAAGAGCTTGGAAACCATGAACCGCCAGAACAAATACCGGAACAAACCGACGACGATCGACGGCGTCCGGTTCTCGAGTAAGCTCGAGGCGAAGCGATACGGCGAACTGAAACTGCTCGAGCGTGCCGGCGAGATTCGCGACTTGAGGTTACAGCCCCGTTTCCCGCTCATGGGAACGCGCGGGCCGCTCGTTTATGAGTCGGGGCGTAAGGTGGTCTATGTGGCTGACTTCGACTACGTGACGCGCGCGGGTGAGGTTGTGATCGAGGATGCCAAGGGAATGCTGACCGATGCCTTCAAATTGAAGCGTGCATTAATGAAGGACCGCGGGCTGACCGTGACCTTAGTCAAATGAGCGCAGCGACTCGGAAAAGGCTGAAGGCTCGACGCAAACGACAATATCTCTATCGCTGGCATTTGGACGTCGAGCACTTCGAGCCGCGATGGTCTAGCAGTTGGCAGGTTGATTCCTGGTCATTCTATCGGAGCTGGCGTTATGCCGACGGACCTCCGTTTCGCAGCGCGATAACTACGTTGCCGGCATAGGGGCGAGCAGAATCGCCCCCTCGGATCTCGGAGGATTGCGGTCGAGCCGCATTGGCTGCAGATCACGAGATAGTGCCGGCGATTGATGGGGCCGCTCCAAGTCATTTAATACGGCCCCTCTGATTCGAGAATTGTGCAGCGATCGATCGGATAAGCTTCGCGTCCGTTGGGATGAACTGCGAGGATTCCAAAGCGGGTCTGATCGACGCGGATAGGGGTGAAGTAGACATCTGGAAAGCCGGCGTTGGACTTGAATACAACCGGCTTGCCGACGAGTGACGCCGGCATCTTGTTATAGGGTTTCATGCTGCGTCCGCCTCTTCTGTCGTTTCGATTGCGAGCGCTTGGAGTACCATGTCGGCAGCTGCTTGCGCTTTGCTGGCGGCGGTGAGGATTGCTTTAGAGTCGGACTTGAGAACCTTGATCCACGATGCGAGGTAGGACGCATGGTTAGGGACTTCATTGGAGTGACCCGTCACCGCGCCAATGAATGCTGCGCCGAGTTCTGCAACGAGTTCCTCGAATGCGTATGCGTGATCGCCGAAACGCGCGCCGAATTGCCGATCGAGTCGGGACTTAGCGCCGGTCGAGTGAATCGCTTCATGGGACAGAGTCGCGCAATACGCCCCTTCGTTGTCGAAGGACTCGAGGGTCGGCATCTGGATTCGATCGAATTGCGGCGCATAGAAGGCGCGGTCGCCGCCGTGTCCGATCGTGAGTCCGAGACCGCTAGCGATTGAATCGGCGAGTTGATGCCGCGACATGGGAGCGGAGGGCGCGTCGATAGCACCTTGGAGTGCTGACTTGTCACCCTCGCATTGATCCAGGTTGAGGACGTGATACACCTTGCAGAACATGCCGCGTTGTTCTTTCTCGGTGCCATCGTCGCCTTTCTCGGTGCGCGTGGTTGCCTGCCAGAACGTGATCTGGGTGCACTTCTGACCTTTGATATCGAGACCCGCTGCCATTGCCTGCCGGGGCGTTAGCCACCCGCAAGACTCTGATTTAAACGTCCAGATTTCATTTAGTTTATTGCGATATTCGCTCATGACCGCGCGCGCGTGGAATTCGCAAGTTAGTACAATGCGATTGCCCGACGGGTCGCAGAGCCATCCGGTTGCTTTGTGATTAGTCGTGCGGCCTTGGCCGTCGTGGCAGTTTCCGGTGCAGTTCATTTTCTATTCCCTCTATTGATTGCGGAGTGTTTCGGAATGCGTTCTTTGTAGGAGCGCATTCGCGAAGGACTCAGTGTTTGTAGAGCCACTCAGAGCGCTTTGCGTGGTCTTTGCAGTAGCGTCTGTTGTCCGGCATGGTGACTCGCGCGGGCCTTTGGCATTGTTTGCGCTTCTGGGTCATATGTTCGCATCGGTTCATGGTTTGTATCTCTCTATTGGGTTGGTGAGTTAGGCGAGAGTCGGTAAATCGTAGTAGCTGGCGAGTCCAATTCGATCGGGGTAGTTTTTGCAGTAGAACTCATGCCCCCATGCGTTCACGTAGTATGTATTCTCTTCGCCATATTCAGTTTCAATAATGGCGCCCATTTCAATCCATGCCAGGGCGACGTTTGATTCGATTTCGCGAGGGCGGGAAGGTTGGTATTTCATTTTCGGAACTCCTTGGTTGGTGAGTTAGGCGATTGTGACGTTGAAAACGACGCGTGCAGGTACTTTGAATCCGCGCTTGTATTGGGCAACAGGGCGTTCTCCATGCGACGTATCAGCTATCTCGCCCTCTGCGGCGATTGAGTAGTTGCCAACGTCGTTGATGTACAGCGTCGCTGAACCGTACATATCGGCGATGGCTTGTGCGTCAAGACGGGCGCATGTTTCGTTTCGGTAGATGTTCATCATCGATCCCCTTGGTTGGTGAGTTAGTAACCAAAGCCGCAGCGTTGGCATTTGATGGGATTGATTGCGCCGCAGCGTTGGCATTGCGCGGTTTCGCGAAAATTAGCGCGGATATCATCGTCGCAGCCTGTCGCATCCTCAATGAGCAATTCAGGGGCGAAAGCTTTGACCATCCCGAACGAAGTGGACTGACCGCAAATGCGGCACTCAACGCAACCTAGTTTGGTCGCATGGTCCACGTATTCATGTCGATGTGCGGGAACTTCTATGACTTTACCTTCTGGTCCTACGTTGTACGCTTTCATCTGGTTTTCCTTTTGCCCACGGGTTTTGGAGAGAGAAGGATGCGCCTATGTCACGCTTATGTGAAGGAATCGTTTCTCATAAGAATATGTCACGGTTATAACTGAACAGGTTCACACAGTCGCGCTGTCGGGGATTCTGGTTAATTCGACTGAATTAGCTCTGTAACTCGATGATCGATCAGCAGTAGCGTGATGAAACTTGACACGTTCTTAAAACACGTCTAGTTATGCCTTTGTTCGAGTCGCTTCGCTCCCTGCGAAGAGACGGCCTGTCCTTCGAGTCATTCCGCCGACTCAGGCGAATGACGATGAATCCGATCCGCTTAGTCACTCCGAGGTCGAACCATGGCACTACCCAACGGAAACCCCAACGCTGGCAAGTACAACGGGACAAAGGGAAGGACTCAACGCACGATCGTCTGCGATGAGTGTGGCGAGTCCATCACAGTGATCGACGTCAAAGCCCGATTCTGCTCTGGTTACTGTCGCTTACGGCACTGGCTTAAACAGCAGCGCCAACCCGTAACGACACCATTACAGATCAACGAAGTCTCTGAATGACCCGCGATTAGCCCGTCATATTCTCCCCAAACGAAGCAAGTGTCGTTTACCAGACGTGACATATACCCCCCATACCCTCCGATCGAGCGGGACGCCAGGGCCGGGGGTAGGGGTGAAATGAGATGGACGTCCCCCGTAGTTGTCGCCCTCCCTCATCTAAAATTCTGGTGAGATGGAACTGGTTGCACTATCTTTGAGCGATGACGCCTGTTTCAGAAATTTCAAAAAAACTCCCGATATGAATGTGACCAAATTTGTCACCTCCTTAGTTCTCTTCTTGATTACTGTGGGTGGATCGTTATCGGTTGATGCGGTGACGATCACTGCCAGTTCTGCGTTTGATACGAGGTGTTTCTCGCCTTTCCTCAAAGGTTCGGGGATGCCGGATTGGAACTTCAATAACAACTCTTTCGTGAGTTACAGCCTCCGCACCTTTGGGGCTGCGGGGGACGATCTGGTTACGCAGAGTCCGGTGTGCTCGGATGTGAATCCGGCGATCACGATCTCTGCGGGTGCCCTCCCTACTGGCACCACGCTCACTACCACCAACTTGAACAACGCTCTGATCTCGGGCACGCCGACCGGGACTGGTGCGGTGAACTTCACGGTCCGCTATGGCAACTCGGTCGGCGCTGCCGTCACTGATCCTGTTGGCGGTACTCTGACTGCGTCGGGTGGTGGGACGCCGATTCCGAATGGAACGGCGGCGGGGGTGACGCGTTTTGTCGATTGCAACGCTTCTGCTGGCGGCGGCGGCGCTGGAAACGACCTGTTGGACGGACAGACACCGGGCACGCCTTGGGGGACGTTGACGAAGGTTCAGGCGGCGCTCCCTGGATTGGCTGCCGGAACTGATATATGGCTCAAAGCGGGGTCTACTTGTAGCGGTCAAACGGCAAGTTTCAAATTGAACGGTACTGGGACAAATGGTACTGCGACAGACCCTGCCATTCTCGGCAGTTACTATGTTTCTGGCGGTGTGGCGTTTATCAATTCGCCGACGAACTACACTGTTTCTCGGCGACCCAGTGCCTATACCTATACGTCTCCCCGTCCGAGGATTTTGGGCAGTTATCATCCCTCTTGCCGGCAGAGCAATGCGCTCAATACCTCTGCGAACAAATGCGCTTGGAACACTGCTGGACATGCGATAGATCCCAATACAGGGACGCCGGGGACTGCCGTCCCTGCTGCGTATGGCGACTATCTGGTACAGGTCACGGGCAAATACCTCGTTGTGCAGGACCTCGATATTGAGGATTCCGCGGGTCGGACGCTAGGTGTTTTCCCAGACCCATCCACAGGCGCTAACTTTGGCTACTGCTTCTGGGATGTGCGTTGCGACGTATTTGGTTTTGTTCAGCGCAACAAGCTTGGCCATACACCGGAGGAGGGACTCCTGATATTTGGTGCGCATAACGTGGTGAGGCAGAACGAGTTCTTCCTGACCATCATGCGCTATGCGGATAGACCTACAGGTTTTCTGCTAGGGCAGGCGGGTGGGTCCGCGTTGGTTCACGCCTTCTGTGATCCATGCTATGGCTTGGACGAGGGGAATGACTTCTGGGGTGTGCTGGAAGCGATCGGCAATTACGGTGTTTCCGCCATTCTTGAGCGGGGCAACTGGGGCGGTTCCAGCTCTCGCGTCGGTTACTCGGCAAACCGTAACGCGAGCATGGTGTTCGAGCAGAATATCTGGGTGGGCGGCACCGCGGACTCGCTTGACCCGCTAGATCGAACGGCAAACGCGGGTGCTGAGGCAGGTGCTACCTTTTGGCCGTTCGGTAATGAGGGCGGGGCAGGTCCAATAGCCTTATCTGCATCTAATGGTGGCTATTATCGCATTCTGACGGGTGGCGCCAGTAACGGCGACCAAGCGGGATCGAAAATAGTGCGCCGTAATAATGTCGCGCAGACAGTGGGTGAACGGTGTTTCAACCAATACCTAGATATTGGCGGGTTTACCGACCAGAATCCGGCGCAACGGATTGCGACGACGGATGTGGGCAATACCTGCTTCACGGACCTGTACACCGATTATATGGACTTCACGAACAATGTGTTGTCGCAGGTCAACTTCTATACCGCCAAGAATAACCTGTTCGTGGTCTCCAGCAGCCAGAGTTGTCTGCAGTATCCGGGCACCGGGCAATTCACGTTCGACTACAACCAGTACACCATCTCGCCCACAGGCGCAGTCAATAACGGGGATGTCTGCAAGAGCGCGCATGACGTAAACAGCGCCACCACTGGGCTGCCGGGTTCATTTAACTGGCACACGGCGAGTTGGTCCAGTTTCCCGGCTGAGTCGGACTTCCTGCCAAACAACACCGACCCTGGAAAGGCTGCGGGGTTGGCAATGACCGGAGCCATGTTTACCTATGCTGACCCCGTTTGGGGGCATGTCGATGGCTCTACGGGTGGCGGCGATTCATGGTGGGGTTGGGTATTGCGTCAGCGCGTTTGGCTGCCCGCATGCAACGTCTCGGGCGTTCAAGTCACGGAAGCCGAATGGAGCAAGTTGTTGACGACCGATTATTGTGGTGAGGCGCGCACCACAATGACGATGGGCGCTAGGAATGCCTCACCATGAGGAATCTGCTAGCGTTATTCCTGCTCATCGCTTCGCCTGCATGGGCGGTTGACCTTTGTTCGGTCTCATCCATTGGTGCCCAAAGTGCTAATGGGACAACCAACTCGACAGTCACGCCAGCCTTGCCGGCCTCTTATGTGCCGGGGGATTTGTTGTTATTGCATTGGCATTCATGGCAAGGCGGCGCGATTTCATCGTCCGACCCAAGTGGTTATACGCTGATTGCGTCATCGTTCTCTCAACATGAAATTTGGGGCAAGATTGCGGGTCCTTCTGAATCGGCGCCCTCTATAACGGCTGGTAGTGATGGCGTGGCCGGTTCGACCGCGCAGATTACGGCAATTCACAATCCATCCGGCTTCAAGATTTCATCGATTTTGGGTGATAGCAATACAGGGTTCAGTGCGGGTGAATCGGGTCTCGCTTACAAATTCCTGACGGTCACCCAAGGCGGTGGTTGTGCGTTTCAGTTTGCTACATCCGACCTATTCACGGGATTGCCAAGTGCGCTTGCAGTGCAGTCGGGCTATGTGGCGGCGGGGTTTGCTGCGGGTATCGCTGGTGGCGGGGCTCCCGCCCTTGGCGGACAGATGTACAACGGAGACGCCACCACCCCGGACCTTGCGAACAACACCAACCTGTTCACGGGCAATACAGAGGCTTTCTCGGACCTCCAGATTTCGCTAACGCTGCTCTCGGGTGATAACACGCCGACGACACCCAGTTTCACGGATAAGACCGGGCAGGCGATCAACACCCTGATTACAAGTTCCTCAGTGGTGTTAGCGGGGTTCGATAACTACACAAAGTTGGTGGTGGGTGCAGGCTCGGATTCGGGCTGTGCGTTCAGTCTAAACGGGGCGGCATACTCTTCCGCTACACAATATCCATTGGTGGGCGACACCCTCGCGGCTGAGGTTACGAGCGGCGGGGCAGCGACGACTAAGAATTGCGTCGCGACATTAGGCGACGGCACCACGGTTTCGGACACGTTCTCAGTCTCAACGAATGCTTCCGATACGACGGCTCCAACCTGTTCAGTAGCGCCTACGGCGGGCAGTACCAGCGCCTTTGGAACCACGGTCACGGCGACCTGTTCGGATGAAACGGACGCGACTGTCACCCATATTATTGGCGTCGTTGCTGATGGCGCATCCGCCCCTACCGGTGCCCAACTCGACGCCTGTTCCGGTGGTGGAATCATCGCCAGTTCCTGCGCGAGCGGCAGTCAGACCAACGGCGTCAGCAAATCCTTGACGACCCCGTCTGTGTTGAGTGCAGCGACCGCCTACGACGTCTACATGACCCAGAAAGATACGTCGAACAACTACAAGACACCCGTCAAGGTCGATGTGACCACCACCAACAGCGACCAGAACGTCCCGCTGTTACTTGTCGATCACTTCTCTGGCACCGATGGAACGCTGCTGACTGCTCCCCATGTACCCAATGTGATCGCTGCCGGCACGGCGTATACCGCTCTCGGCACCTCGAGCACGTTCTTGAGCGGCAACAAGGCCGTCGTACCCGTCACGACCATTGCCCAGATCGACGTTGGCACCGCCCGTCACGTGTCCGATATTCAATGGACCGCCGCCGCGAACCAGATCATCTTATTGGGGATCAGAACACTCGATTCGACCAACTACGTCGCCTGTTTCTTCGATGAAGCGGCCGATCTCGTCAAGCTCAATACGATCGTCAGCGGCGTGCAGACCGTGCTCGGATCTGCCGCCGTCCCCTTCGTTGCGGGAAATACCTATCGATTGACCGCGAATGCCACACCCGGCGATGTCCTGGGCTGTGCGGTAGACGGCGTCGAGAAGGTGACGGTTGCCACCAGCGCCTTCAATACGTCCACCTTCGTCAGTATCGGCAACCTCGGCAGCGGGCAGGCAACTTTCGATGATTGGTATGTCCATCTCGCCTATGACGCACTGAACTCGTCCGGCTTTGTTCCTGATGACCCCAACGGTATCCTGCAGGGGTTACAAATTGGTAACGGAAGTGCCTTCTACGTCAAACCCGGCAGCGATCCGACGACGATCTGTTCGATTTACTCGTTCTATTCCGGCGGTTCGCTCTACTGCGTGCCTCAGAGTGGGACGACGACGATCAACATGGAACTGTTGAATACGACGTCGAATACGCTCTCGACTATACCGCTCACGATCATCAATCCGGGTGGTGGCGCAGTCGCCCCGGTATTGAATGCGATCCCCGATGAGACGGTGACGATCAACATCGATCCGGGTCCGCGTGATCTGACCGCCTTCTTGACCGCCGGCCAACCCGCTCCGACATGGTCGTTGACTGCCGGTTATGACACGGCGACGGGTCAACTCTGTCCGGGGAGGATTCTGAGCGTCTCCGGTAACGTGTCCGGCATCTGTACGGTCCCCGGCACCTATGCAGTGACCGCGAAAGCCCTCAATGCCAGCGGAAATGCGACCCGTTCGTTCAATGAGGTCGTCCAAGCCGACACCACGCCGGACCCCTTCAGTTTCACCGATATCTTCAACGTCGGCGTCGGCACGTCACAGGTCACTAATCCCTGTGTGACCATTTCCGGTGCCAATTACACGATGACGACGACGATCAGTGCTGGCACCTGGACGAAGAATGGCGGCGCGCCAAGCGGTGCCGGCGGGACGGCCGTCAACGGCGATGTGATCTGTCTGCAAGGGACCGCCTCGGGCAGCACCGGAACCGCTGTCAATGCCGTCTTTTGTGCCGGCGGCGTCTGCGATACCTGGACCATCATCACCAACCCGGACGTCGATCCGACACCGATCTCGTTCACCCCGCATTCCAATGTCTTGCCATCGTCAACCGTCACCTCGAACTGTCAGGACATCGCGGGCATCAGCGCCGGATCGACTGTCAGCATCCTGTTGAGTTCGGGTAAGTGGACCAAGAACTGTTCGGCCGCCCAACCGACCTATACGACGGCATCAGCCGGGACCGCGACGCTCGGCGACAGTATTGGCCTGCAGCATACCGCCTCTGCGAGTCACAGTTCCCCGACGGTGCAGACTCTCACCTATGGCAACCGTACCGCCACGTTCGTCAGTGTGACGGATTCCGGCACCGCGCCGACGTGTTCCGCGATCGATCCGGTTTCGGGCAATGTCGGCAACGTGTTCCTGATGGACTTGAACAACCATTCGACAGGTGTCTTGCAGTTCACCGCCTCGCCATTGCCGGGTGGAATCACGGCATCCGGTGGCATCTTGAGCGGCATCTTTAATGCCATCACCAGTCCGACGTTGACGACGAATGTGATCGGCAGCAACAACTATGGCAGTTGCACGACGTCGATCGCCTTCACCGTGCAGAACCTGCAGGCGCATTGCGATGACATCCCGCTGCAGACCAAACACATCAACGATGCGGTCAACATCGACCTCAACCTCTGGTGCACCAACGCGATCAGTTACACCGCGACTCCGTTGCCGGCCGGCTTGACGTTCATCTCACCGAAGATTGTCGGCACGGTGACGACCGTCGGCCCGGTGACGACGACGATTCAAGCAGCGAATACAGCGAACACTTTCTCAGGCACCCTCTCTTGGAACATACTGACGCCGGAAGGCACCGACCAGACCATTGGTTCCACGCCCGGCGACACGAATGGGGCCACCGGCGACAAAGGTCATACCGTACCGAGTGAAAAACATTGAGAACGATTCGTAAGACCGTAGTCGAGACACCGTTCGATGGTTGGGATTGGTCGCATCGGCTCGACCAAGGTGAGGTGCTCGACTCCTCGAGTTGGTACATCAGCGCGGCGATCGATCAATCCGGTGACAATGCGCTTCTGGGTGATACCGCGACATTCGACAATACCTCGACCTCGATCCGACTCAAATCGGGTACGTTAGGCAAGACCTATCGCGTATCGAACACGGTCATCACCTCGGACGACGCGGAATATGTCCGGTCGTTTGAAGTCATCGTGGTGGTGAAGTAATGCCGCGGCGAGGTCAGGCGTTCCCACAGAAAGCGCGTGAGCAGATTCAGATCGATCAACTGTTACGCATTCTCTATGAACACGCGATCGGTCAGATCGACATGACCGCAACGCAGATCGCGGCGACGAACATCTTGTTGAAGAAAGTGTTACCGGATCTGACATCGACCGATTTGGAAGTGTCTGGGGTAGATGGAGCAGCTATTGAATACAGCGACACTGAAAGAGCTGCAAGAGTTGCAGCACTTCTTGACGCCGCAAGAACGCGCGGAATTAGATTCCCTGCTATCGAAGGATCTTTGGGTTCCCCTGCCGGGTCCACAGACCCAGGCGATGAACTCGAGAGCTGACATTCTCTTCTATGGCGGTGCGGCTGGCGGCGGTAAATCGGACTTAGGAATTGGCCTTGCGCTTACCCGGCATCAACGCTCGATCATATTTCGCCGAGAATCGACGCAGTTGCAGGGCGTTTACGATCGGATGGCCGAGATTCTTGGCAATCGCGATGGATTCAACTCGCAGGACAAGATCTGGCGTCTCAAGAACAAGAAACAGATCGAATTCGGTGCATGTCCAAACCCCGGCGACGAAACGCGCTACCAGGGTCGGCCGCACGACCTCAAATTCTTTGACGAGATTACGCTCTTTCTCGAATCGCAGGTTCGCTTCCTCATGGGCTGGTTGCGTGGACCTCATACACAGAGAAAGCGCGTCATCTTTGCTGGAAACCCACCTACGGAATCTGCCGGCGAATGGATTATTAAGTTCTTCGCTCCGTGGCTTGATGAGACGCACCCGAATCCGGCGAAGCCGGGGGAACTCCGTTGGTATGCGATGATCGACGGCAAAGAGAAAGAGTTGGAGAGTGGCAAGGGTTTTGTTCACAATCAGGAAATCATCAGGCCGCTATCACGAACATTTATACCGAGTCGCGTGCAAGACAACCCGTTCCTAATGGAAGCCGGCTATGAAGCACAGTTACAGGCGCTCCCTGAACCATTCCGCTCGCAGTTTCTCAAGGGAGACTTTCTTGCGGGTCGAACCGATTCCCCATTTCAGATTCTCCCCACTGCCTGGGTCAAAGCCGCTCAGGACCGTTGGTCTATGGCAGGTCGCAGCGGAATGATGGACTCGGTTGGCGTAGACGTGGCTCGAGGCGGTTCTGCCGAGACCGTCATCGCTGTCCGTTATGGCCCCTGGTTCGATGAACTCCATTGTTTTCCGGGCACAGTCACACCAGATGGTCCTGCCGTGGCAGCTCTCGCTGTCCAATTCACTAGAGACAAAGCGCCGGTGCATGTGGACGTCATCGGTGTCGGTACATCGGTATACGACCACCTGAAAGGCAACAATATCCACGTCGTGCCGATCAACAGCGCCGAAGCCTCGCACGAGACCGACAAGACGAAAACACTCAGATTCGCCAACAAGCGCGCTGAGTTGTGGTGGAAGATGCGCGAGGACTTAGATCCACAGTCGCGTCAGGACATCATGTTGCCACCCGATCCGCAGTTGCGTGCCGACCTCTGTGCGCCGCAGTGGAAACTCACCGCGCGCGGGATTCAGGTCGAAGGCAAGGATGATTTGATGAAGCGTATCGGCCGCTCGACCGACCGCGGTGATGCGATCATCTATGCTGCCAGCAAGACGCTGAAGAAAACTGAACAAACCGCCTATGTGCCGCAGAATCGAGGTCCGCAATCTTGGCTGACGTAGTCGCCGCCAAAGACGCTCCAACTGCTGCGAAATCAGAGACGGAACTGAAAGACGAACTGCTTGCAGAAGCGCGAAAACGCTTCGAGATGTGTGAGGATGCGGAACGGGAAGATCGCAAGCTCGCTGCGGAGGACTTCGCATTCGCCGCAGGCTCGCAGTGGCCCGACACGATCATGCAGCAACGGCAGAACGACGGCCGTCCGTGTTTGCAGATCAACCGACTGCCGCAATTCATCAAACAGATCACCGGCGAGGCACGCCAAAATCCGGTCGCGATCAAGGTGCATCCGGTCGATTCCGAAGGTGATATCGACACGGCCGACATCTTCGCGGGCCTGATCAGGAACATCGAAGCGCAATCCTCGGCGACACAGTCGTACATCACTGCACTCGATCATGCCGTGCGCGGTGGTTTCGGCCACTGGCGTATCGTCACGGAAGAACCGGATGACGGCTTCGAGCAGGACATCCGCATCAAGCGGATCATCAATCCGTTTGCGGTCTATTGGGACTGCAATGCGAAGGACTACTGCAAACAGGATGCGGAATACTGTTTCGTCGTCGAACGCATGACGAAAGAGGCATTCGAGGCCAAATACCCCGACAAATCACCCAACGATTGGGCGCTCACCTATCAGAACATCGGTCAAGGTGGCATGTCGTGGTACACCGTCGATAGCGTGATGGTCGCCGAGTATTGGAAGAAGGTGCCGGTCACCAAAACCATTGGCAAACTCGACAATGGCGCAGTCGTAGACCTGACCGACGTCATGGATCATCTCGCGATGATTCCGTTGATGCAGATCCCAGACGGTGGAACTGATCCTCTAACCGGCGAACCGACTACCAAGCCGGTGATGAAACAGGTGCAGAGTCACAAGATCGTCTGTCACAAGTTGACCGCACATGACGTCCTCGATGACAACCTCGACGGATGGGATTTCCCCTCGAAGTTCATCCCGATTCTGTCTGTCTATGGGCCGGAAGAGTTTATCGGCGACCGCATCCGGCACGTTTCGCTCGTCCGCTATGCGAAAGACCCGCAGCGGATGTACAACTATTGGCAGTCGAGCATCACCGAGAAGATCGCCCTCGCTCCAAAGTCGCCGTTCATCGGCACGACGGAGCAGTTCGCAGGTCACGAGAACGAATGGGACCGCGCCAACGTCGATAACAAGTCGCGCCTGACCTATAACCATCAGAATGGGGTGAATCCGCCCCAACGCCAACACCCGGCCGACATCAACGAAGCCGAGATCATCCAGTCGAAAACCGCGATCGACGACATGAAGGCGACGATGGGGCTCTATGACCCATCCTTGGGCAAACAATCCAACGAGACGTCGGGGCGGGCGATTCTGGCGCGTCAGGCGCAGGGCAATAACGCGACGTTCGACTGGACCGACAATCTCGCGCGCACGATCGAACAATGCGGCCGCATCCTCGTTGACATGATTCCGAAGATCTATGACACGCCGCGCGTCATTCGCGTTCTCGGCAACGATGAAAGCGCAAGAATGGTGCAGATCAACCAGGACGTCGCCGGCGAGGTGATCAACGATCTCACGGTCGGCAAATACGACATCGTGATCAGCGTCGGGCCTTCCTATGCGACGAAACGCATAGAATCGGCCGAATCCTTGATGGCGTTGGTCAACTCCGCACCACAGATTGCGCAGGTCGCCGGAGATCTACTGGCGAAATCCCTCGATATCCCATTTGCTGAAGAGATCGCCAACCGACTCGAGAAGGCGCTGCCACCCGGAATGGTCGATCCGAAAGATCTGACGCCGGAAGAACAGCAGCAGATGATGCAGGCGCAACAGGATGCCGCTGCCAAACAGGCGAAGATCGAAGAGATCGGCCTGAAAGAGAAGATGGCCGAAATCGAGAACAAGGTTGCCAATACGAGTCTCGTGAATGCGCAGGCTGATAAACTAAGAGCCGATACTGAAAAGACGCGGGTCGATACCCGTGCCCAAGATATCGAAAACGACATGGTATTGAATGAGTCGTTAGATCTGATCCCGACAACCCTCTACGACCCCGATTTGAGAAATGGGCAAACTGACACTAGTTCGCGAGCAGCTTAACGCCAAGCGTGCAGCTCGAGATGCGGCTGCGCGTGCGCGTGCGCAAGAGATCGAGTCGCAGAAACTCGATGAGGAACTGATCTCGCGGATGAAGGCTGCGATTTTGTCCGGCATCAAGGAAACGGACCTGTCGCCGGTCATGCAGGCGATCGTGGACAATCGCGTGACGATTCCCGAAGTGAACATGCAGCCGATCGTCGATGCGGTGCGTCAGGCGGTGCTGTCGATGCGCGATGTCGTTGCCGCCGAGTCGAAGTCGCTGAAGAACTCGATGCCGGTTCCATCCAAAACCGATCTGTCGCCGGTCTTGAACGATCTACAATGGGTCAAGACCTATCTGGCGCTGAAACCGGACCCGAAGATCCCAGAGATCGTGCCGCCGCCGAAGGTCAAATGGCTCGATGTCGAGCGCAATCGAGAGGGATTCATTTCGCGTGTCGTACCCGAATACTTTTAGAGGTGAACGATGGCTCTGACGACTGCACAAAAGACCTTACTTGCAACGGGTTTGAAGGCCGAAACCGATGCGGGCGTGGTTGCCGCTATGGCGATCCGCAATGACGTGTTTCTGTCGAGTTGGTGTAATGCCAAGGGCAGCACGGACGTCTGGAATACGATGACCGGGACCGATTTGTTCCAGCAAACCGATGTCACGAAGTTCGACAACATCACCCAAGGCAAGCGCGACTCGTGGCGGTTGATGCTCGACTTCTCGCCGGTTGATTTCGGGCTCGGTCCGATGCGTAAGGCGGTGGTGGATGTCTGGGGCAACGTAGACAGTGTCACTGTGCTGCAGGGATGCAGACGCAAGGGCACGCATGGCGAGGTGTATATCGGCGGTTCTGTGGTGACAACGAACACGGTATCGGCGACGAAACTCGATTTCGTGGGTTCCATCTCGATCACCGAGATGTCGCAGGCGCTGAACGAGAACCCGTAATGGCGAATGAACTCAAACAGGTTTACGGCTCTGCCACGACTGTCATCTCGATTGGCGCGACATTGGCGAATGCGGCTAACACCGTGGCTGCCGATGCGACGCAGCTCGATAACTCGACGCTGAACTATCCCTATGCGATGGCGGTGTTGAACATCAACGATACGTTCGCAGCCGCTCCGACGGCGGGTTCAACGATTGACCTGTACATGACGCGCGATGACATCGACGGGACGACGGATGAAACGCCCGTACCTGCGGCGACTGACATTCTCTATCTCGCCAAATATGTCGGGTCGTTTGTGATCGACAACCAAGACGTGGCGACTGTCAAAGCGATCAATATCAGTCTGCTCGGCGTGCAGAAAGCGCGGTTCTTCATGTTGAACAACACGGGGCAGACGATCTCGTTTACCTCAGTCAACACGACGGTCAAGGTCACGCCGTTCTCGTTCGTTCCGACGTAAGCGATGCCCTGGTTATTACGCGAAAATGTTCCGCTCGTCTGGTCCGACGACTTTCTGCGGGCGGATGAAAGTCCGGCGAAGGGGTGGGACTTTGGAACTGGCTCGTTCAAACCCAGGATACTCAGCCAGCAGTTAGCCAATAACGCCAGTGGCGAGACGCATGGCGTCTTTTCGCCGGGTGTTGTTGATGGCGATAATGCGCTGATTCGGGCGTTCTCGCCGGACCAATACACCCGCGTCAAGATGGGCACGGTATCGACTACGACTGGTTTTGGTGATGGTCCTGGCCCCGGCGTGCGGATGGGTACAAACCTCGGCGGATTGAGGTATGGCTACCTCTTATACGTCAATACGACCCGTTCGACGTTGTACAGCGACAAGGTCAACAACTTTTTCGGCTCATGGGAAGCGGGCGCGGATGGGGATGTGTGGGAACTCCAAGTCTGGGGTCCACCCGCTGCAACGTGGCTGCGCGGTATTCGCAACGGCCGAATCCTGTTCACGATCAAGGACACAATCACTCCGCTGGCGAATATTCCGATCAATGGGGTGGGGGGCGTTGCGCTAGGTAATGGGGTGGCTGGCTCTTGGACGATGACCCACTTCGAATCCGGCAATCTGCGCGAGAACTTCGACGGCGACATCTTGCCGGACTTGGTGCCGACGTGGATTCCCGCGACGGCGACAGACACTTTGATGGGGCAGATCATTTTATGAAGAATCCACTGACTTCGTACGAAGGCTGGATCATGTTCGACAACCACGTCAATCCGGGCATTCCCGACGAGTTGACGCGCGGCTTCATGCCGCCGGGTGCAGGGAAGGGGCTGTACGAGGTCGCGACGCTGACCTGCGTGCATTGCGGACAGGTCGCTATTAAAAATCCCGATCGTTCGCGTCCACGCAATTTCTGTGTTCGATGTTCGCGTTACATTTGTGATATATGTGGGGCGTTGGCTGCTGCGCCCGACTATGTACATCGTTCGTTTGAGCAGCTTAAAGAGATGGTGCAATCCGGCAAGTTTGTCATTACTGGCGGCACCGCACGTAACCCTACTGTTGTTTCTATCGAGGATTTGAAGGATGGCTAAGAGATCGTTTGCAGTTCCTACACTCACGACCGGCGCAGGAGTTGCGAAAGGCTCTCAAGCTGGCGCGGGTAACTACATGGCACTGGCTGGCGGCACAGCGACGCAACTTCTGGACGTTCTGGAAGTGTATTGTGCCGGATTGTCTGGTTCGAGCGCGCCGTGCTTCTGGATGATGTCGCGCGTGAGCACCGCCCATACGGGTGCGATTACGGCGCTGTCGTCACCGAATACGGACGGCCCGCTGAATCCGGCGACGGCGGCTTTGGGTACTGTCCCCACCCCATTTGTGGCGGTGGCTACTAACAACCCGATCCCATCGTCCACGATTACAGACGCGGCAATCATGCTCGGTCTGAATCTGTTCGGTGGGATCGTGCGTTGGGTCGCGGCTCCGGGTGCGCAGTACACGATTCTGGGTACGGCGGCACCGTTGGGTGAGACCTGTTGGTCGGCATTGAACGGTTCAACGACCGGCACGATGTCGTCCCACGTGATCTACGAACCGTACTAAGGTCGTCTGACCGGATGAAGTAGGGCGCTATGGCCAACGTCCCACGCGCCCCCTTATTTTCTAGGTTAGCAGTACCCGCCCTAGCGGCGGTATTGGTTGCCCCCAACCTCATACCGCTGCTGTCCTCGACCAAACCGTTCAAACAGAACGATTGGCCGAATCCACAGGTTGCGAAGCAGCCCTACCGCAATGACACGCGGGGGATGCCCGTCACGTTGCTGCTCAACGGCAACCCCGGCCGACCGCAGAGCGAATGGCCGAATCCCAGACTGGCGCCACAACCCGATCGCACGCGAGACAGCCAATCGTCACCGCTGGCGCTGCTGTCGGGGCCGATATCCAAGCCATTTAGCCAAACCCACTGGCCGAATCCGCAACAGGTCAAGGTTGCCTTTCAGGACGGCAACGACCCAATGCCGCTCACGCTGTTGCAGGTGGGTGCGCCCTTTGCGCAGCGTGATTGGCCGTTACCTAAGATCGCGCCTCGAGGATCTGGTGATAGTCGTGGGATGCCGCAGACATTGCTCAATGTCGGCGCACCCTTCCATCAAACCGATTGGCCCAACCCGAGAGGGCCGGTTCCGCTCAATGTCGGCACATCCGCTGTGGGTATGCCGACCACATTGCTCAATGTCGGCAAGCCGTTCGCCCAGACCGACTGGCCACTCGCGATTGCCGCCAAATGGCCCGATCTCGGACTCAGTTACAACTCACCGATCGTTCTCACGCAGACTGTAGCTGGCACACCATTACGCCCGTTCGATTGGCCAAACCCGCGACAACCGGCATTCGCGGATGTGTCGTTCATCGTCACTCCGTATCCCGACAACATCCCGCCGGCCATCATTCCGCCGGTCATCGTTGCGCCACCGGATACGTCAGGAACCGGCGGGTATCTGACGCGCCGCGATCTGCAGATCATCCAGATTCGTCGGGATGACGAAGATTTGATCAAAATCCTCAGCAAGATGTTTGGAGTCGATTGACGGCGTCGCTAAATGGTTCTATGTTCGCGCTGTCTTATGCCTACCTGTGGCTTAACAGGGCTTAATCGTTAACCCATGACGATATATGGGGCTTAATCGCGGAGGCGATACTCATGTCCGAGAGTTCCGATCTGGTCATCGATACCCAGGAATCGATAGGCGTTGAAGAGTTAGGAGAATCGCCGACTCCTGAGACTACAGACACCCCGGAGCAGCAACCACCCGCTGAACCGCCTGAACCTAAAGGTGTCGCGAAACGACTCAAGGAACTGACCGACCAGAAACACGAGGAGCGCGATCTTAGGATTCGCGCGCAGCAAGAAGCTGACTTCCTCCGTCAACAGTTACTACAGGCGCAACAACGACCTCCCGAAACTCCGACCCCCGTAGTTCCGCAAGGCCCGCCGAATCTGGCAGATTTCCAGGATTTTGCGGAGTTCACGCGAGCAACGGCGCGGTATGAGACGGAACAACAGTTCAAGCAATGGCAAACCAATCTGGATCAGCAACGGGAACGCGACGCGCAAGCGCAACGCACTCGTACTTTTCAAGAGAAGATCTCCGCATTTGCCGGGACTGTCCCCGACTTTCGAGAGACCGTATTCACCGATCAGGTATCGATCAGTGATGCCGTTTTGCAGGCAGTAACGACGATGGATAGGGGGCCAGAAGTGCTCTACTACCTGGGTAAAAACCGGGATGAAGCAGCACGACTTTCGATGCTAGATCCTGTTTCGGCGGCAGTGGAGATCGGCCGGCTGTCAGCGCAGATTGCGCCAAAGCCGAAAGTCACCGGAGCGCCGCCACCCATCGATCCGCTTTCTGGGGGTACAGGTACGGGGATGATTGATCCGTACAACGAACCCAACGGAGAGAAATGGTTGAAATGGAGAAACGCGCAGCTCCAAAAGAATAGGAAGTAGCTGCCATCGCTAACACGATCCTGACGCCGTTGGTCATCACGCAGGAAGCCCTGCGGATTCTCCACGGCAAACTCTCTTTCCTCGGTAACGTCTCGCGCCAGTACGACAATCGTTTTGCCAACGAAGGTGCGAAGATCGGTTCGCTGCTCAACATCCGTATGCCGGCAAAGTATACGGTCAGAACCGGCGCGAGCGCGTCGTTCCAAGACCATGTTGAACGCTCCACGCCGTTGACGATCACGACCCAAGTGGGCGTTGACGTGTCGTTCACCACCTTCGACCTGACTCTGTCACTCGATGACATCTCGAATCGAATCCTGACCCCGGCGATGAGCCAACTGGCAGCATTCATCGAAAACGACTGCCTGACGGCTGCGAAGAACCTGACGTACCAGTACAACGGTACGACCACGACTTCCGGCCAGATGACATTCGCGCAGATGGATGAAACCGGCGCAATCCTGACGCGTCAGCTCGCTCCCTATGGCAATCGCGTCGCACTGCTCGATCCGACCTCGCGCAACAACTTCAACGTTGATGTGAAGGGTCTGTTCCAGTCGTCCGACAACATTCGCGAGCAATACCGCGAAGGCATGATGGGCCGCACCTCGGGCTACGATGTGTATGAATCGACGTTCCTGCCGACGCATACCACCGGCACCTTCGCTGGCTCACCGTTGACCACGACCGGCACCACGGCGATCGGTTCGTCCACGACATCGAATGCCTGGGTCTCGGGAACCACGGTTTGGATCGACGGTGCCACCGCACTGACGACTCTGACCGCGGGCGACATCATCACGATTTCCGGTCTGTACGATGTGCACCCGGAGACCAAGGTGACGACCGGCATCCTGAAGCGGTTCGTAGTCCAAGCCAACATCACCCTGACCACAGCGACGTCGTCTTATGGCGTGTCGGTACGTCCGGGCATCATGTTCGGTTCGGGTAACGCCTATCGCAACGTGCTGCTGTCGGGTCCAGCCAACATGGACAACAACACCGTCACCCTGATCGGCAACGTAGGCACGACCTACGGTCAGAACCTGATGTTCGCGAAAGACGCCTTCGTCTTTGCGACCGCAGACCTGATCGACGTCTCGCAGTACGGTGCCTGGGGTGCTCGCGCTGTCCAAGATGGAATCTCGATGCGGATCGGTCGGCAGTGGGCGCTCTCCACTGACACCGTGCCGACTCGGATCGACATCGCCTATGGCTTTGCGGATCTCTATGCAGAGAACGCCGTGCGCCACTGGCACACCTGATCCCTGAACAGGGATGCTATGGGGGGTGGCAACACCCCCTTTTTTTAACCAAGGAGAGGGAAAGCATGATTGAAGAACCGGAACGCCGACTCGGTGCGAGACATCGAGGCCCGGAGGTTCGCAGCAAGGTTTTTATCGCAACACCGGCCTATCAAGGGAAAGTCGATTCCGACTTCGCAATGTCGTTGGCCGATACCTGCATGATGGCATCGACGCGAGGGATCGGCGTCGTCGCCAGCGTCATGGGCAATGGCGCATTCATCGAGTTATCACGCAATCAGTTCGTCAAGATCTTCCTCGACACCGATTGCACGCACCTGTTTTTCATCGACGCCGACCTGCGATGGGAGGCTCGCGCCTTCTGCGGTCTGGTCGAAGGTTGTACGCCTGAACGTCCGGTGGTCGCGGGTGCCTATCGCCGCCGCCAGCCGAAAGAGGACTATCCAATCCGCTATTGGGAAGATGCCGCTGAACCCGGCTTGACGTTTGTCGATGGCGGATGGGTGCTCTGCGAACGGGTCGCGACGGGCTTCCTCTGTATCCATCGCTCGGTCGTCGTCGAGATGGCAAACGAAGCGCGGCTGCTGCATGTCCCGATGTGGGGGGATGCGCCGGAACTGTTCTATACCCAGGATGTTCCGATGATGCCGGAAGAGACCAAGATGGACATGGCGGCATGGAATGCCATGTTGGAGCGCAAGCGCGAACTCGAGCAGGAGATCGAGGATCTGGAAAAGACCCTATCGAACGGCAAATGGCTGTTCATGGGTGAGGATATCTCGTGGTGTGACGACTACGTCCACAAATATAAGAAGTATATCCACGTCTGGCCCGACTTCGACTTCATCCACGCCGGACTGCATTGCAACTGGCGCAAATTCATCCTGAAAGAGTTGGCGAGTGACGCCAAGGAAGAACAGGAACGGTTGGAGCGAGAGGAAGCAAAGCTCAAACTCATGGAAAGCAAAGAGAGGGTGGCAAACGGTGAGTAACGTCTACGTGGTCGAGCAGGGTGTCGAGAAGTTCAAGCCGACAGTGAAGTTGGGACATGAGTTGCTGATCGGTTGCGGCAACAATCGACGGAAGTTGCTGGATGAGAACGGCAAGCCGGAATGGAAGGATCTCGTCACGTTGGATATGGATGCGGCCTGCGAGCCGGATATCGTCTGGGATCTGACCCACTTTCCCTATCCGATTCCCGATGCGTCATTCATGGAGATTCATGCGTACGAGGTCCTCGAGCATATCACCGGGTTCGTCGGTGACTTCCGGTCGTTCTTTAAGCCGTTCATCGAGTTCTGGCGTATTCTGAAACCGGGCGGTCTGCTCTGTGCGACGGTGCCGATCTGGGATTCGGTCGGCGCATTCGGCGATCCGGGGCATGGCCGTATCATCAATGCGATGACGCTGTCGTTCCTGTGTCAGACGATCTACGAGCGTGACGTCGGGGTGAATACGCCGATGACCGATTATCGGGCGTGGTTCCCGCGACCGAATGACTTCAACATCATCGAATGTCACGAAGTGAATCAGCGATTTTGCTTCGTCTTACAGAAACAGTAGACAAGCGACTCAACTGGCTTAGGGACAACTACCTAGATCAACCGGCTGAGATAGCGATCGAGACGCAGGCGGTCTGTAACGCCGCCTGCACGTTCTGCCCCTACCCGACGCTCGAGCGGATCGGCACCAAGATGCCGACCGAAATGCTCTATGCGCTGGTCGATCAGACGCGGGATTGGAAACCGTTCTTTTTCACCCCGTTCAAGGTGAACGAGCCGTTACTCGACAAACGGCTCTATCCGCTGCTGCGCTACGTCAACAAGCATGTTCCTCAGGCGACCGTTAGGATCTTCACCAACGGGTCGCCGCTGACACTCGATTGGGCGGAAAAGTTACACAATATCGACAACCTCGAGTTGTACATCTCGCTCAACAGCCACCGGAAAGCGGAGTACGAGCCGCTGATGGACCTGAACTTCGATCGCACGATCAAGAACATCGACGCACTGCACGCCTCCGACTTCCGCCATCCGGTGAACATCCTGAAGGTGGGCAGGGACATCCCGTTCGCGCAGTACGTGCTCGATCGCTGGCCCTACTTCGAGCCGCTGTTGATCAAACGCGATGCGTGGCTCGGGTTCACCAACAGCGATAATTTGGAAGTTCCCGATCATGGCTGTGCGCGCTGGTTCGAGTTGTCTATTATGGCGACTGGAAAGGCCGCGCTCTGCTGCATGGACTCGACCGGCGAACATGGTTTGGGCGGCGATGTGACGAAGCAGACGTTGCTCGAGGTATACAATATGCCGGTCTGGCGTGAACGTAGAGAGCAGATGTTGAACCGCAAACTGGTTCCGACTTGTCAGGGATGCACCTACTGATGGTCTATGCCTTCGACTTCTGGAATACGCTGTATCCGATGAACGACGCGGCCAGACGTCAATGCGCGATGATGCAGGGTCTTGTCTCTGCGCTCCATGACAGCGGCAATGAGATCCATATCGTGTCGGCAATCTCACCGGGGCTGCCATTGGATAACGACGAAGCCTATGCTCGGATGTTGGGTGAGATCAACGTGCCGTTCACCAAGATCCATCGCGTCGATCACGTACCGGCGTTAAAGGTCGAAGTCCTCAAGCGAATCGGTGCCGGTGGTTTCTGGGACGATTCTGAAGTCAATGTCATCGCGGCGAGAGAGGCCGGCATCCCAAGCAACCACGTCGGTATCGACGCTGACATCATGCAGATATTCTGTTTGGAGCAATCATGACGACTTACAGGGATCTGATCACCCGCTCCATGCGTCACCTCGGTGTGGTGCAACTGAATCAGGCACCGACTCCCCAAGAGATGGCCGACGGACTCGCCGCCATGAACGACATGTTGAACTCGTGGCGGATGGATGGGATCGATCTCGAGTACGTAGAAGCCACTAGCGTCAACAACGATGTACCGTATCCGCAAGATCACATGGCGGCGTTTCAGTACAACTTGGCCGCATGGCTCGCGCCGATGTATGGCAAGAAGGTGCCAGATGTGATCGTTGGACTGGCTGGCAAGACCTATCACGATCTACAGGTCTGGTATTCCGACCCGCACAACCTGACGGTCGATGTCGCACTGCAACCCCTGGTGACCAACAACCTGATGTTCCGATGAGATGGAAGCAAAAGACGACCACGGCTTTACACAGAATTTACCTGTATGTCCTAAGTGTGGTGCGCACCATTGGACTAATCATCCTTGCAGTCCTGTTGGTCCTGTTGTCGTTGCCGATGTTGCTCCTCCGAGTGACGCACCTGTTGTTAGAAAACGCGGCCGACCCAGAAAGGTAAGAGAGGAAGGTTCCACGTGAAACTTGTTACCACGCTCAAAGATGGGCAGGGACGTAGCAAGCAGCTCACCGCTGAAACACTGATCAATATGTATGCCGAGAAAGCGCCGGAAGAATCGGTGAGTCCGGCATGGTTGGTCGGTTCTCCCGGCATGTCGCTGTTGTTGACCTGCGGTATCGGCCCGCTGCGCGCGTTCGATGAGATGAACGGCATTCTCTACGCCGTCTCGGGGACTTATCTCTACTCGATCACGAGTGCGCTGGTCGTGACGAATATCGGCGTGCTTGCGGGCATGATTGCGCCCGTCATCATGGTCAACAATGGGACGCAGTTGTTCATCTCATCGGCGACTGCACCGGATTACATCTATTCGGTGGCGACCGGCATCGTTGCGATCACCGATCCCGATTTCCCCGGTGCGACTTCTGTGGATTATCTCGACGGCTACTTTATCTCGACGTCGGATGGAGACACCGGACAGTTTCAGATCTCGGCGATTCTCGATGGCACTAACTACGATGCGCTCGACTTCGCAACCGCGGAGTCATCGCCGGACCCCTTAGTGCGGGTGTTTGTCGATCATCGCGAGATATTGCTGTTCGGCACCAAGACGATGGAACCGTGGTTCAACTCGGGCGCTTCTGCATTCCCCTTCGAGCGCATTCCACAAGCGATCACGCAGAAAGGCATTGCATCTCGGATGGCGGTTGCGAGAACGGATAACACGACCTTCTGGCTCGATCATACGGGTGTGGTGCGCAAACTCTCGTCGGGTTACGTGCCGACGCGCGTCTCGACGCACGACATCGAGTTCAAGATCAGCCAAGGCGACATCTCGACGGCTGAGGCATTCGGCTACACGATTGAGGGGCATGAATGTTTCGTACTGACGGTGACGGGTGCAGGGACATTCATCTATGACGCAGCGACCGGACTCTGGCACCAACGCCAGTCATACGGCCTCAGTCGGTGGCGGGCGAGTTGTTACGCGTATTTCTCTGGGCGGCATTTTGTCGGTGATTACGCAAACGGGAACGTCTACGAGTTATCGCTGGATACGTTTGTCGAAGGCACCGACCCCCTCGTTGCCGAAATGATCTTTCCGCCGATCGCCAACGATGGGAATCGGTTCACGGTCGATAGTATTACATTAGCGATGGAAGTCGGCATTGGGGACACGGTGACACTGTCTCCGCAGGCGACGTTGCAGACGTCGAAGGATGGTCGTACATGGAGCAATCACGATCCGATCGATCTCGGTGCGCAGGGTGAGTATGAAACGCAAGTCCAGTGGAATCGTGTCGGGCAGTATCGAAATCTGCACTGCCGGTTTCTGATCTCAGATCCGGTCAAGCGAGCGGTATACACGGCCTATGCCGACATTCGAGGAGACGATCAATAATGCCTTTTGATAATGCGATCATGCGACATCACTACAATGCGGTCGCAAACAACAAATTGCTGTATCAAACGCCGCCGATGGGGGGCGCTGGTGATTTCTCGACCGTGCGAACTATTGTGGTCAATCATCCAGAGTTGAACGGTGGCAAACCGACCGTCATCCCAACGATCTGGGATGGCAAAATGATGTCGAACCACGATGCAATCGCTCATGCAATCGAGTCAGGTCAGACATGGCCTGTGGATACCGCAGACCCGAATCAACCATGGAGTCAGTCTCCCGATGCGGCATGGCATCAAGAGATGTATCAGATGGGAACTCCACCCGAGATCGGCAATGCGTTTCTGAGTCCTAAATATCGGTTTCAATAATGACTGACGGCACGGGTTGGTTTCCATCTGCCGAGTTAGGGCGCGTCCTGCCGAATACGGTAGTCGATGCGCTGCGGCAGACTAAGATCAATGCCGAGACAAAGGCACTCGACAAGAGTTATGAAGTTCGCAGCGATGGGGCCGGCGTGTTCGCGGCGAATACGACTGATCTCGACGTGCAGTTCTTCTACAACAACCGGGAAGTCGCGACCCGCACGATTCACGGCGTGCTGAATACGACGACCGGCGAGTTCACACTTTCGAGCACTGCGTTCACCGGCGAGTTGACCGTTGTCGATTACTACGGGACGACCTCGAGCAATGTCGGCGATAGCGTGCGCGCGGATGTCACGCATGTGAAATCAAAGAAAACCGGATTCGCGTCGTTCGTTGCGAAGGATATGTCGGTCGGCGGTTCGACGCCGAGTGTGATCACGGATGGGGGTGGTGGTGGTGACTTCCCACCGGGTGGGGGTGGCGGTGGGTCTAAGTAGCGACATCACACCACCCGATCAGCCGGTCCCGGTAGATCCGCCGCCATTGACATTGCGAGCGGCGACCTATGACGATCGAACCTGGATGTATGAAGCCTATAAGACGTGGCCGAATCCAAAGGATTTCATCTCGGAGGAGACGGTCTACCGATTCCTACGACGCTGGATCGAGCGCGGGCAACCGACCTGTAAGGTGGCTGAGGCGGATGGCATTCCAGTGGGGCTGATCACCTACCAGACAAACCTATTCGTCTGTTGGGTCTACAATGTTCTCGTCGTGCCGGAACACCGTGGCAAAGGCTATTTCAAGCAGATGGCGATGAGTGTCAGGGATGATCTGGTCGCACAAGGGGTGGTGGTGGCGAAGTTCCAGACGCTACCCGGTCCGATCGAAGGTCGATACGAAGATGATGTGGTCACCCCGGACACGATATTTTGATCGAACCGGAATTGGAATGGGACTCTTACGCCGGACAGAGTATCTTGTTCGCCAGACACGGTGAGGCGTATCACACCATTTGTTGCGAAGGTACGCCAACTGACGACATGGCCCGTTATTACGAAATGATTGCACGCGAAGAGTTGCTTATGGCGTTGATGAAGGAGGCTCAATAATGGGGGCATGGATTGCGCCGGCGTTGATTTCTACCGCTGGTGCGTTGATCGGTGGAAATCAAGCGAACAAAGCATCCAAGGCTGCGCAGAAGTCGGCTGATCAAGCCGCGCAACTGCAGTGGCAGATGTTTCAGCAGACTCGGGCAGATCAAGCGCCCGGTCGTGCGATCGGCAATGCCGCGCTCAACATGCTCGGTGAAACGGCAGGGTTAGGTACTTATGGACCCGATCAGGCTGCGGCCGATGCGGCACAAGCGAATACCCCCGAGGGTGGCGGTCCTGTTGATCCATCAACTCTGGTCGCCACAGGTCGCAAATCAGACGGTGGGCGCAATATCATGGTCGATCCCAACACGGGTTGGGGTTACGTCATCGCGCAGAAAGGTAGCAATGCCGGGTCTCCCGTGCCGATTGGCTCGAAGATTCCAGGCTATCCACTGACCGACAAATCCGCTGCCGGGCTCGCCGCGGTTGCTGCGAAGGCCGGTGCGCCGACCCTCAAATACTTCCAGGCGTCACCCGACTATCAATTCCGACTCAACCAAGGCGTGACGGCACTCGATCGCTCCGCGGCAGCTCGAGGCATGGTCTTGAGCGGTGCGCAGAACAAGGCGTTGACGCAGTTCGGTCAGGATACGGGTGCGAGTGAGTTCGGCAACTGGTGGAATCGTATCGCCGGGATCGCGGGGGTCGGGCAGAGCGCGGCTAACAATGGTGCCGCAACCGCGGCGTCGTTCTCGAATACGATCGGCAATACGGTTCAGAATGCCGGTGATGCGCGGGCGAGCGGCTATCTGGCGAATGCGAACCTGATCGGCGGTGGCGCGAATACCTTGGCGCAGATCGTGTCGCAGTATTACAACCCACAACCCAAACTGCCAGCTCCAAGCTATCCAACAACTTGGCGTAATCCAGCATGAGCGGCGTCATTGGTGAGATCGCCCGTTACGGTACCGGCCAGAACACCCCGTTCGCCGGCATGGCTGAAGGGATGCAGGGTCGCTTCAGGAATGCGCTGCTGCAGCGGGAATCCGATCAGCGGCAGGCGCAACTCGCATTGGAACAGCAGCAAGGCACGCGGGCGCAGACGACCTTCGATCAGGCCCAACAAGATCGTCAACAGGCTCTCGCCGCTCACAAGATCTACAGCGAAGCGCCTGGCTTCAAGAACGATCCGCAGGGATTCTCCAAATGGGTCGATGGTCTCGTTGCGACTGGCTTGATCGTCCCGCAAGACGGTGACGCCATGAAGCAACATGGTTGGGCTGCTGCGACTGATGTGGCCGCGTCGAAGCTTGGGATTGGGCCGAAGGAATACAATCAAGCGCCGGGATCGCAGACGCTGATTCGCCAACCGAGTGGTGCGACAGAGACGATTGCTGGACCGCCTGATAATAAACCGGCACCTCTGACCGTCGAAGATCGAATCAGAATCGCGCAGGCTGGAGCGAATGCTAGGGCTAGCAATGCGCCGCCCGTCATAATCCAAAGTCCCACCGACCCCACCAAGACCGTCTACGGCACCCGAGAACAAGCCGTGGCGGGGGCTGGTACGCCAGCGGATGCAAAGGCTGCACAGGATGAGCAGGCGCAAATAGAAGCCAACAATAAAGCGATCGATCAGGGTCGCCAATCATTGGATATCGTCAAGAAGCAAATAGACGAATTGACTCCGATGTTGAATGCCAGCAACACCGGCATCGTCGCCAAAAAGGATGCACATGGAAATTGGGTGCATCCGACATTGGCGGGACTCAACCAAGGTCTTAGCGACGTCGAGGCCAAACTGAATACGATTACGTCCAATGCCTTTGCTGCCAACCTCAATTCGATGAAAAACACCAAGGGACAAACTGCCTTGGGCCGCGTGTTGGCGGTAGAAGTGCCGATGATTTCCAACAAATTGGCAGCGATCAAACAAGAGCAAAATGCCCTTCAACTAAAGAATGGTCTGGTTGATCTCTATCGGCAAATGGTGATTCTGCAGAAGCATTTGGAACAGGCGAGGGCGCAGGATGCCAAGAGTTCGCCTGCAGCGCCCAATGCTAAACCCGGCGCTATCGTTGATTTCCATCAACTGGAACATCCCTGATGGACGTTAGGTTGCCGAATGGGACGGTGATCCGAAACGTCCCCGACCACTATAAACAGGTCGATGTTGCTGGTCTGGCGATCAGGAACAAGTTGGCAACCCCCGACGACTTTCCAGACATCCAAGACGTCGCCAACGCGCCTAGTATGCAGATGAAGCCTGATCAGCCACAAGGCTCGGCGCTCGGTGCGGTCGCGGAGAACGCCGCATCGATCGACTCGCGCGCTCTGCTAACGATTCCAGCCGGTCTCGTTGGTCTCGGTCGCACCCTCTATGGATCTGCAACTGGTGAATCACCCGACGTTGCCGATAGTGCAGGCGGCGAGGCAGTTCGTCAGATGTTGTCTCTCGGCTACACACCCAAGACCGTTCAGGGGCAGGCGGTTCAGTCAGCGATTGCAGCGCCATTCGTGAAGGGCGGCGATGTCGCACTCGAATATGGCGGTCCCAAGGCGAAACTCGCATTCGATGTCGCCTCGCAGCTCGCGCCGGTAGGTAAGGTCTTTGGCGCGAAGGCTGTTGGTGCAGCGACCAAATCCGCTGCGGCTGCGGAAGCTAAGTCCGCCATGTTGGATACCGTCAGCAAGGATGTTCCGCTCGAAAGTCAGATTAATCAGGCGAGCCAAGATCTCGTCAGCAATCTGGGTGGTTCGAGTAGCGCGCAGTATGACGCTGCACTGAAGAAATCCAACACCGATCGGATTGAGTCGATCAAATCTGCGGAGGGGCCAAAGTATGATCAAGTCCGCGCGGCAATCAGTAACAAATACACGGTCCCTGGCGAAACGTATCAATATCTGCAAGACAGACTGAAGCAGGTTGGCGGCAACGTCGATGCGCTTTCAGCCGGCGAAAAGAAACTCAAGACGACACTAGAAAACAATCCCACGTTCGTCAGCGTCGGCGGGCAACCACAGGCGATGGTGACGTACGGTGTGATCGATTCGCTGCGCAAACAGTTCGGTAAGAAATACTCGAACGATCCCGAGTTCGCGACAGCGGATACCGCGCAACGCGATGCGATCTATGGTGCATTGAGTCGCGATCAGACAACTGCGGCGAAGGCGGCGGGTGTCGGCGACGTGTTGGATCAGGCGCATGTTCTGACCAAGGCGCGGAAAGCAATCGAGACTTCGCATTATGCGTTATTCGATAAGGATGCGGTTGGATCAGCGGTTCCCAAGATCGAGGCGGCAGCGCGCGGTTTGCAAGCCGGCGACAT